ATGGCGAGCCTAGAGCAGATGCCAAACCGGATGATCTCAAGCGGATCACGTTCCTGGAGGCTCAGTTAGAGGCTGATGGTGCCAGTGGTGGTCAAGGTGGTGATGACTCCAATGACAAAACACCTGACCCCAAACCTGCCAAGGGCAAGAAAGCTGCTAAGAAGGCCACTGTGGATCAGGAACGGGAGATCCGGCGATATTGCAAGCCTCAGCGTAAGGGTGGTGGCTGGATCAAGAATATCTCTGACGACGATAAGGCCAAGGCCAAGAAGCTGCTCAAGGAAGTCGGTAGAGCCAAACCCGAGTGGGACGATACCATTGTCGTGCCTGGTATGGACATTTCGTGGAAAGACTACAGGGAGTCCCAGAAATAATGAAATGGTATGAAGCCACAGAACTACAGATTCAAAGTGATTCTGGCATGATGCGGGATAGGTATTTGGCCTACCATAATACCTTTCTCAAAGACGCGCAGGGTCGCCAGGTGTTGCATGATATCGAGCGTTCTGTGGCTTTATATCTTCAAAGTGAGTCACTGTCCAATGAGCAAGCCCTGGCATTTCTGGTGTTGGGTAATCTGATTGAAGCAATCAAGGTGCGGTGCGGTTTGCCGATGGGGTTGAAACGGTTAGAGGCTGAGGTCAAAGCCAGTACCTATCCTGTTTCAGATACGCCACAGCAGAAAACCGCCAAAGAATTAACGGAGCCATAACAAATGATTGATGGACAAGGTGCAATTGATACAGGCAATGCTGCTCCAGCAGATGGAGATGCTACGCCTTCATATACCGAGGGCACAGGGGTATTCACGGATCACTTCCGTAGCAGTGTCACTGAAATGGCAGGTAAAGAAACCAAGATCTACGACACAGTGCCTGATATTCAGACTCTGGTCAAAAACCATACTGAGCTATCCTCGGCCATGGGTGGCAAGCTTGAGGATTTTGTATCGCAAAATGGCTACTTCAAAGTGCCAGGTGCAGAGGCCACTGATGAAGAGAGAGCAGCTTTTCGCGTTGCCATGAATGTGCCGGAATCGGCAGATAAGTATGACTTCAAGCTGGCTGATCTGCCTGAAGGCATGGAGCGGGATATGGAACTGATCGACACGTTCAGGGATGTATTCCATACTGCCAATATCAGCAGTGAACAGGCCCAGCCTCTTGTGGCTGCCTATGAGACATTGCAGCAGCAGAGACAGGCAGCGGTTCAGCAAGCTCAGGACACGAAGTTCAACGAGGCAGTGACTGAATATCAAAAAGAGTATTCCACAGATCAGATCACAACGAATACCAAACAGGCGCTGGAAGCTGTAACCCAGTTGATGGGGCCTGGTGATCCTGAACTGGTCGAAACTATGAAAGAGATTGGATTGTACGAGAATCCAACTGACCTGAGTCTATGGCGTCAGATCAATGTCTCTCCCAAGCAGGTCAAGATGTGGACTCTGGCCGGTACCAAGATTCTTGGAGGTCCAGTCCCGAAATCTGAAGGTGATGGCGATAAAGGAAGCCAGGAAGCGGCGGCCAAGGAACTCTATCCGAATTCCCCTGGCCTGCATTAAATGTAGTGCACCGGATAAGCCCTTGAGGCCCTGGTGATGCAGGTGTGTTCCTGTCGTCGTGGTGGACGTTAAAGCACAAGGTGGCCCTGACGTGTTGTCAGATAAGTCAACGAAGCAAGATGTGACTATTTGTTTTGGAGGCTTATTTAAATGGGCGCTTTAAATCTAGTTGAAAATCTGACCACGGCAGAGCAGGCCCGTAGGACTGATCCTAAAGGCAATCTGGCCGACCTCATCGATGTGCTCTCAAAAGAGCATGGAATCCTTCAAGTCGCAACCTCTATCCCGTGTAACAACGGACGTTTCCACGAAGATAAGGCAGTGGCCTCAAAGCCTGCTGGCTCATGGCGTGGATTCGGGGAAGGTGTCAAACGCGAAGCAGGTTCAAGTGAGCCAATCGTGGAAGGTACGTCCAACCTCAACGGTCTCAGTGAGATCGATGTGGATCAGTTGGAGTCCGGCCCTGGTGCCCCTCTGGCTCAGAGACTTCAGGAAGATGGTCTGTTCCTCTCTGGCATGGGTAACACCCTGGCCACCTGTATCTTCAGTGGCAATAAAGCCACCAATCCCAAACAGTTCACTGGCATCAACAACCGTGCTGACTACAACACGGTGGACAGTGACATGGTGTACGACATGGCTGATGGTGCTGCCTCAGCTACGCTGAACAAGACCAGCATGTACATCATTCAGTTTGGCCCGAAAATGGTCAATCTGATTTATCCTGATGGCCAAGGGCCGAATGGCTCGAAGTACGGCATCAAGATGAAGGACTATGGTGACTACATCACCACGGACGATGCAGGGAATAAGTACCCTGTATACGGGACGTGGTTTGGGGCTCATTACGGTCTGTTCGTTCACGATTATCGTTGCATCAAACGTATCGTGAATATCTCCACGACCAACATCGATAATGTGGATGACTTCTCGTTTGACGAGGAAGTGCTGTTCGATGCGTTGGGTGATCTGGAGCATAACGGTGCAGGCGCTCATATTGTCTGTAACCGTAAGCTGTGGACTCAAATCCGCAAGGCTGCCAACAGCAAGAGCAATGCGTTCTTCCATGAGTCAAAGGGTGAAGGCCCATTTGCCAAGGAAGTTCTCAGCCTTGATGGTATCCCGATCCATCGTGAGGACACAATCACAAACACTCAAGCCAAAGTGGCTTAATGTGGCAACCTTACCGTTCCCAGGCATCTGATCTGAGATGCCTGGGGACATAACGTCTATCCAACAGGAGAACTATTATGGATATGAATTTAACGCTGACTCGCGTGGCTGCCACAGGTGTCATCGAGCAGAGCGTCTGTGATGCTGGGGCATCGGAGATGTGTGTCAATTGGCTGACCATGCCCAAGGCCGCCAATCGTATTGGTGTGGGTGCAAACAAGATGTGCCTGAAGGTGCGGTGTACTGAGGATTTTGTCGGTACAGGTACAGTCATCTCTTTCAAGCTGGAGTCTGACACTGACGCCGGTTTTGCCACTGCTCTTAAGCAGCATATGATCGTCGGGCCTATTCCAAAGGCCAGGGCGGTGGCAGGTGTGTTGCTGGTCAATCAGGCTGTGCCGGCATGCGAGGTCCAGAAGTATCTGGGACTGCGCTGTGTGGGTGATAACACTTTCGAGACCACTGGCAAGATCATTGCCTGGTTCGAGGAAGAGTGCGAACAGGATGCTGGCATTGACATTGCCTAAGCCCTTACTCTCTGAAGATGCTAACCGACCGGGGCAGGTGACACTGCCCCGGTTTCTACACGGACGGTGACCCATGGCCATTACTCCACTTTCCATTAAAAATGCTGCCCTGATCATGATCGGGGAAACGAAACTACAGGCCGGACAGGGTGGCAAGGTCGCTGGCCTGGCCAATGAGATGTACGAACTGGCCGTGGATGAAGAGTTTGAGATCGGTATTGACTGGAAGTTTGCCAAGACTCGTGCACAGCTGAACCTGGCCGAGCAGATGCCTGCCTTTGGGTGGACCTACGCCTACGAGATACCTGCAGGCCTGGGGTGTCGTCGCATCATTGCCATGGTGGATGCTGATGGTGATGACTATGAGTATGACTGGGATCGGGAAATCATCATTGTCGGTGAGCGGGAAGTGGATGTGCTGGTGACCAATGAACCGACCTGTCGTGTCAGGTTCATTCGGTTTCGGCCATTGCCTGCCCAGTGGCCTGCGTTCTTCCGTAAGTGCGTGTACATCAATGTGGCTGCCATGCTAGTGCCTTCTGTGGTGGCTGAAGATCAATTGTATCTCTCGATCAAGCGGGTGCTGCAGCAGGCCCGTGCGGATGCTGAGAGGATCAATACGCTTGAGCAGGCCAGGACTGATGGGGCTGGCAAGAATCTGGATGAAGGCAACAACGATGTAATCGCTTCAGCGGGTGGTAGTACCACGCCCACCAGAAACCCCAACCTTATCTACTAGAAACGAGATCATGATGAATAGTAAAGCAGCACACCCAGAAACCGAAAAGGATCAGTCATGATCTGGATCAAACGCATTATCATCACGATCTCTATTCTGTGGCCATCTGTCTGTGGCTTGCCTCTCAAGGCAGCGCCGATCAGGACAATGATCCATGCCTTTAATGCTGGTGAGTTTACTGGTCAACTGGATGGCCGCACTGATCTGGAGAAATACTACAGGGCCTGTAAGACTCTGGAGAACATGATCATCCTGCCCTATGGCGGAGTGACCAAGAGACCTGGTACGTATTATGTGGCCTCTGCCAAGGTGGCTGGTGATGCCTGTAGGCTGGTTCCTTTTGAGTATTCTGTGAGCCAGGCCTATGTGCTGGAGATGGGTGATGAATACGTCAGGTTCTACACCCAGGGCGGCCAGGTGCAGGATGGTGGATCTCCGTATGAGATTGTATCGCCCTGGGATGATGCCGATCTTGAGGGCCTGCGGTTTGTTCAGTCTTCTGATGTGATGTACTTCACGCATGAGGATTACCCTTTGTACAAGCTGGTGCGGTACGATCATGACGATTGGACACTGACTGAGGTCTCGCTCGATTATGGTCCTTTCCTGGATGAGAATCTGGCCAGTACCCAGGTCGCTGCCTCGGCTGTGACTGGTTCAATTACCATGACAAATGACGGTGGCCTGTGGGATGCCAATCACATTGGTTCTGACTGGCAGATCACCTACTCTCTGGACTCCAATGCTGTATCAGGCAATTTGACGGTGGTGGACACCAATTCCTCCCCGATCACGATCCAACTGGATAGGTCGTACAGGTTCACGACTCATGGGACGTGGCTGGGCACTGTGGATCTCCAGAGGTCATATGATAACTGGGCCTCATGGGAAGTGGTGTACCCTGTCCACTCGGAGAGTGATAGCAATATCGACTATTCCGGTGACGAGCTGGTGGCAGATGCCGAGTACCGAGTGTACATGAGCGCCTTCACCAGTGGCACTTGTATCTATAGCCTGATCGCGCAGGGATATGAACTCGATGGCGTGGTCAGGATTACAGATGTCACTGATGCCAACGCCTGCGCGGCTACTGTGCTGCATGAACTCGGGGGTACTGCTGCCACGACCAGATGGTCGCAGGGTGCATTCTCTGACAAGCAGGGCTGGCCCAGGTGCATCAGCCTGTTTGAGGATCGCCTGGTCCTGGCCGGGACTGATACAAAATCTCAAACTGTGTGGTTCAGTCAATCGGATGACTGGGAAAACTTCCAGGCAGGTAATGATGACACTGATGGCATGGCCTTTACCATTGCCTCTGATCAGCAGAATCTGATCCAGTGGCTGGTCTCTCTGCGCCACTTGATGCTGGGGTCAGCCGGTGGTGAGTGGGTCATGACAGGGGGCACGGATACGCCGATCACTCCGACAAATGTGTTTGTCAAACAGCAGTCGAACTATGGCAGTGGAGATCTCCAGGGCGTGATGGTCAATAATATGATCATGTTCGTGCAGCGCGGTGGCAGGAAACTCCGGGAGATCGGGTATAACTTCTCTTCTGATTCATACGTGGCCAGGGATATGACTCTGATGAGTGAGCATGTCACGCGCGGTGGCATCGTGGATCTGGACTATGCCAAAACGCCTGACTCAATCCTCTGGTGTACACTGGACGATGGCACGATGGCTACCCTGGTGTACCAGCCTGATCAGGACGTGTTCGGCTGGAGCAGGCTTAACTTCGGTGGCCAGGTGGCATCTACCTGCGTGATCCCTGGCTCTGTAGAGTCTGAGCTCTGGCTCGCAGTCAATCGCACAGTGGACAGTAACACGGTGACGTACATCGAGCAGGTACAGACCCGAGACTGGGGTGACGAACAAGTAGATGCCTTCTATGTGGACTGTGGCCTGTCGTTTGATGGAGGGGAATCTCAGACGATCACAGGCATCTCTCAGGCCTCGCCAGGCGTGGTGACTGCTGTGG